CGACAGCGACTTCAGCCGGGGGGAGCCATCATCATTGTGATGACAAGGTGGTCTACAAGAGACCTGACAGGCAAAATTATCAAGTCTGTCACCCAAAAAGAGGGTGTTGACGAGTGGGAAGTCATAGAACTACCCGCAATCATGCCGTCTGGGCAGCCTTTATGGCCAGAATTTTGGCCAATTGACCAGCTTGAGTCTCTGAAAGCCGAACTTCCGGTCTCAAAATGGTCTGCCCAGTACCAACAGAACCCAACTTCGGAGGAAGGTGCGCTAATCAAGCGGGAATGGTGGCAAGAATGGGAGAAATCAGACCCCCCACCGTGTGAAGCCATCATTCAAAGCTGGGATACTGCGTTTTTGAAGACCCAAAGGGCCGATTACAGCGCCTGTACAACGTGGGGAGTCTTTTATCATCCTGATGAAAACGGTGAATCCCATCCAAATCTGATATTGCTGGACGCATACAAGGAAAAGCTAGAGTTTCCAGATCTCAAAAGGGCTGCATACGAAAAATATTGGGAATATGAGCCAGATCAGATGATTGTTGAGGCAAAAGCAGCAGGATCTCCACTGATATTTGAGCTTCGTGCGATGGGCATTCCGGTCACAGAGTTTACACCCTCAAGGGGTCAGGATAAGATAGCCCGTGTGAACGCAGTCAGCGATTTGTTTGCCAGTGGCGTTATATGGTGTCCTGCAACTAGATGGGCCGATGAGGTTATTGAAGAGTGCGCCTCTTTCCCATCTGGAGATCACGATGATTTGGTTGACTCCACCACTCAGGCTCTGTTGAGATTCCGTCAAGGAGGTTGGATCAGGACGACCATGGATGAATGGGACGATGAGCCGATCTACAGAAGGCCGGTTGATTATTACTAAGGGGATTACAAATGGCAGTCGAAAAACCAATGACACCATCCGAGGTTGAAGCCGAGGGGACAGAGGCTGTCGAGGTAGAGGTTATCAATCCTGAAGCGGTCTCTATATCTGACAGTGATGGCGCGATGGTTATAGACTTCTCTGGCGACGTTTCTGAGGAGATCATGGGGCCAGATCATGACGCCAATCTCGCAGAGTACATGGAAGACCCCGATCTAGATTCTCTGGCGTCTGAACTTGTTACAGATTTTGAAAGCGATAAGCAGTCCCGTCGTGATTGGGCCAGAAGCTATACCCGTGGTCTTGACCTGCTCGGAATGAAGATTGAGGAACGCACTCAGCCTTGGCAGGGTGCTGCTGGCGTGTTTCACCCTCTACTCACAGAGGCTGTTGTTCGTTTCCAAGCGCAGGCTATGGGAGAGATGTTTCCCGCATCTGGCCCTGTCCGTACAAAGATTGTTGGTCGCAAAGATGCGGATAAGGTCGAACAAGCCCAGCGCGTAGAAGAAGAGATGAATTATCTTCTGACAGAGAAGATGACTGAATACAGAGACGAAACAGAACAGATGCTTTTCCGTCTCCCTTTGGCAGGATCTGCTTTCAAGAAGGTCTACTATGATCCGCTGATGGAGCGCCCCGCTGCCATGTTTGTTCCGGCAGAGGACTTCGTTGTTTCTTACGGTGCATCTGATCTCTCTACATGCCCCCGCTACACGCATGTGATGAAAAAGAACGTCAACGAAATTGTTGAATTACAGGTTAATGGCTTTTATCGGGATATCGAACTGCCAGATCCTGAGCCAGATTATTCAGATATTCAGGAGAAGTACGATGAGATTGAGGGTGAAAGTGCAGTTATAGAAGATGATGACCGTCACACCATTCTTGAGTTTCATGTAGATCTGAATATGCCAGAGCCATTTGATGACCCAGATGGCATAGCCCGCCCGTATGTTGTCACACTAGACAAGTCGTCTAGGATCGTCCTTTCGATAAGAAGGAACTGGTATGAGGGAGATACTAAGAAGCGTAAGAGACAGCATTTCGTACACTATCGCTACTTACCGGGCCTCGGGTTTTATGGAACGGGCCTTATTCATCTTATTGGCGGTCTCGCTAAGAGCGCCACTTCTATTCTTCGCCAGCTTATTGATGCTGGCACTCTATCGAATCTCCCTGCTGGCCTCAAAGCTAGGGGTCTTCGCATTAAAGGGGATGATTCGCCTCTCATGCCGGGTGAGTTCCGCGACGTTGACGTACCGGGGGGTGCAATTAGGGATTCGATTGCATTCCTTCCTTACAAGGAGCCGTCATCAGTACTCTATCAACTGCTTGGAAATATCGTTGAAGAGGGGAGACGGGTTGGCTCCGTTGCGGATGCACAAATTGGAAACCTCAATCCACAGGCCCCGGTAGGAACAACGCTCGCTCTGATGGAGCGCAGCATGAAAGTGATGTCTGGCGTTCAGGCTAGGCTGCATGCCGCTCTGAAAAGAGAGCTTAGTCTGCTCGCCGTTGTCATCAAAGATTACATGCCATCAGAATATGCGTATGAGATGGATGGAGAATTTGATCGTCGCAAAGACTTTGATGAGAGAATCGACGTAATCCCAGTATCTGATCCAAATGCTGCTACCATGTCTCAGCGTGTGGTGCAGTATCAGGCAGCCCTTCAATTATCGCAGCAGGCACCAAACCTATACGACATGGGCAAGCTGCACAGACAGATGCTTGAGGTTCTTGGCATCAAGGATGCGGATGAGATCATCAAGCTGCCAGATGATATCAAGCCAGCAGACCCTGTTACAGAGAACATGGCGATGTTGAAGCAAGAGCCTGTCAAAGCGTTCAAGTATCAGGACCATGAGGCCCACATTCAGGTTCACTTGGCAGCAGCGCAAGATCCAAAGCTGCAAGAGATTGTTGGCCAAAGCCCGTTTGCAAGCGCAATTCAGGCCGCTATGGCAGCCCATGTTACAGAGCATGTGGCGTTCCAATATCGCAAAGAGATTGAGAAGAATCTCGGCGTTGGCATGCCAAATGAAGATAAGCCTCTGCCAGAAGATGTTGAGATTGAGCTTTCTCGTCTTGCATCTGAAGCAGCAGCAAAGCTACTAAAGCAGGATCAGGCGGAAATGGCGCAGCAACAAGCCATGAAGCAGCAGCAAGATCCACTCACCCAGATTCAGCAGCGTGAACTCGCTCTGAAAGAAGCGGAGTTTGAGCATAAGAAGCAGCTTGATATCGCTAAGTTGCAATCAGACGCTCAGGCAAAGGCCGCGAATGTTGAAGTGCAGAAGGATCGTATCGAGTCTGAAGAGAAGCGCGAAGGCGCAAGGCTCGGTGTTCAAATAGCCCAAAAGGCAGATGATGCCCGTCGAGAGGACATTAGGGACGGCATAGATCTTGGGCGTGAAATAGCTAGGGAGATAATGGACGGAAATGAATGAGCTTGAAGCCGTCAGGCAGAAGATCAGGGAGTACATGAACCACATTGCAGATCACATGGCTGGCGGGGGTTGTGAGGACTACGAGTCCTACATGCGGCTTGTTGGCAAGGTAGAAGCACTTGCCTTAGTGGAAAGAGATGTATTAGATTTGGAAAAACTTCTACAAGAGGACTAATACGGCAACGCCGCAAGGTACTGTGAACCTCAATCACTGCAAGGAAGACAGATGTATTCTGAAGTCAAAGAAGTCGATCAGAAAGTCGCAATCAAAATACCAGAGCCTTCGGGCTTTAAACTCTTGATCAAGCCCTTAGAGGTAAAAGAGAAAACGGATACTGGCGTTTATATGCCAGACTCTCTCAAATCAGCAGAGCAGACGGCATCAGTTATTGGCTTTGTGGTCAAGGCTGGTCCTGACGCCTACATGGACAAAGATAAGTTTCCAACTGGCCCATATTGCCAAGAAGGAGACTTCGTTATCTTTAGATCCTATTCAGGCACCCGCTTCAAGATTGATAAGCAGGAGTTTCGTTTGATCAATGACGACACTGTAGAGGCAGTTGTCGATGACCCGAGAGGATACACAAGAGCATGAGTACCAACCCAGCAGAAAAGTTTGATGAACTGCCCAAAGAGAACGAGGTAGAGGTCGTTGAGTCTGACGAACTGGAGATCGATATTGTTGATGATACTCCAGTAGAGGATCGTGATCGTCCCAAGAGGAAGGCTGAAAAAGAGCCTGAAGCAAGCGATGATGATGAGATTTCCAGCTATGGAGAGAATGTTCAGAAGCGCATTAAGCAGATCAAATATGAGTATCACGAGGAGCGCAGGGCAAAAGAAGAGGCCCAGCGTGTCCGTGAGGAAGCTGTTTCATACGCTCAGAAACTACAGGAAGAGAACAACAGACTCCGTAAAACCCTAGATGATGGCGAAAACACTTTAGTTGAGCAGGCAAAGGGACGTTTAGAGGCTCAGATCAACAATGCGAAAGCTGCCTACAAAGAGGCTTACGAGACAGGCGATCCTGACAAACTCATAGATGCTCAAGAAAATTTAACCAAACTTCAGACCGAAAAGATCAGGGTTGACTCCTACAAGCCGCAGAAAAGAGAGCAGGAAACCTCAGTCCAACCTGCACAACAGGCTCAGGAACAACAGCCTAAAGTACAGATAGATAGCCGCACCAAACAGTGGGCGTCTGAGAACGAGTGGTTCGGTCAGGATGAAGAGATGACCGGGTTTGCTTTTGGCGTTCACGAGCGGTTAAAGAAAAGCGGTATTGATCCGGCAAACCCAGAAAGGGTAGAAGAGTATTATAGCGCAGTCGATGAGGCTATGCGCAAAAGGTTTCCAGACAAGTTTGACGAGGTAGAAGTTGAGGAAGCACCGCCCCGTCAGACTGGTAACGTGGTTGCCCCCGCTAACAGGAGTGCAAAAAAACCACGCAGAGTGCA